GCGTGTGCTTCCGCACCCGCTTTCAGTAAATCAGTTACCAGTTCCCAGCTTTCCAAGAATAAAGCGGAACGGAGCGAAACGAGGCTGCCGACGCCAGAACGGGCGTTGCCCAAGCTCAGCGCACCAGCGCCACCGTAGGAAGTGTCGAGGAAACCCGAACCCCGGAAAGGCACGGCTTCTTCAAGTTCGCTGTCTGCCCATATTCCGGCTATTTCGTTCTTCCAATCGTGCGGTACAATTCCCAGCTTGTACGCAATTTCCGGTACGTCTTCCAACTCTTCCAGCTGCAATTCTGCAATGTGGCAGCCGTCCCAGTCCTTTTCTATCTTTTCTGCGGTTGACATAACCACGCCGCCGTCACTGCTGCCGTACAGCTTCAATGGCTTTCCGTTTACCTCTGCAACGGTCCAGTCCGGGGCTTCGTCCTTGTAGCCCTCAACTGCTGCGTCATTGTCCTTTGTGTACTCCACAACACCTTTATGCAGGCGTAAGCCCGTTACAAATTCCCAGAAGTTACCGCAGATACCGAACACGCCGCCTGCGGTTCCGTCATGTGACCATGTAAGCGGGTCACACCCGGTCAGTGTTCTTCCGGCGCTGTCGTATACAACGCCCTTTTCCTGCGGGTTATCCGCATTGCTTCCGTGGTTCGTGTTGCCGCCTATCGTGTGCCCCAGTTCTTCTGCTTCATGCAGTAAGTAGGCAAATTCCGTGTTTGTCATAAGGTGCCAGCCCTCACCCTTTCTGGCGCAGGCTGCCGCCGCTTCGTCAAGTGTGATTGTGTGGCGTGGCTGCTGGTACGGTAGGGACACTGCAACGTCACCGCCCATGCTCTTCATGGTTGTATTGTGGTACTGTGAAATCAGAATTGCCGGGACAATCTTGTTTCTGATTTTGAACATTTCCGGCACGTCCTCCGGGTTGTACGTCCCCGGCTCCATGTAAAACATGGTCATGTAGTTTGGCAGTCCCAGTCTGTCTTTGACAATGACCGCTTTTTTCTTCACAAATTCTTTCATTTGCGTTTTTCCTCCTTGTATCTGGTATGATTTATCTTGAATAGCTTTTCGCTACTATTCACATTTTGACTATTGAAAAACCTTTGCTTTTCGCCCAGCGCCTATGCTGACCGCTGCTTTTTCTCTTCCGGCTCCGGCTGCTTCACAGTCACGGTGACTTTTACGCCCTCCCGCTGTGAAATAATCATTGCCAAAGTGTCAAAGAAGCGCTGGGCATTGAATGTTCCTTGCACTTCCATTCCTGCTACCTCCTATGCCGTCTGTGGCTGCGGTGTGGTTCTCTGGCGTTCCTGCTGAATACCCAGCATATAACCCAAAATAAACATCTGATTGTCACCGTTTAGCTTCTGGAACTCCTGTGCGGTCTTCTCAATCATTTCTTTTTTCTTATCTTCCATTGCAACTGCTGCCATGTCTGCTTCCTCCTTTTCTGTGTTGTGGTCCTCTGCTATAATTGGATTGTCAGCCAGTGCAGGGCTGGCAATCCATAGCAAAGGGGGTGTGTAATATGTCTAACAATCCTTTGATTTCCCCAGACTTTGAAGACCGTCTGGACACTGACGGAACATATTTGCAGGACTGCTGCAATATTGAAATCTGTTCTGCCCGTGATATTAGAAATCATGGTTGCTTGCTTGGGTCTTCTGCCCCTCGCTGCTCTTATGAAGAAAAGCAGTTGCGGCAGATTAAGAAAAATCATTTATAATCAAAATACGGTCTTCCGTTTCTGTACTTTATGACTTTTCTTGGCTGGCGTGGCTTGTCTGCGTCAGTTTCTTTTTCCAGTTCTTCAATGCGTTCTTTTTCCATTTTGCATAAGCAAATCATTGTCATTAACTTATTTGACAAGTGAAATTCTCCTGCCCGTGGCTTTGTGTAGTGCATTGTCACGCTTTCAATGTAAAGTGTCTTTGCGTAACCTCTTAACTGTTCCCAGTACGCAGCGGCTTTGCCTGCGTCCATGTCTTCACGGCTACTTTTCAGAATAACAATGGCTGCGTCAATCAAGTTGTGTGCTTCTGCTTCCAGTGCTTCTTCCGGTGTAAAATGAACCATGATTGCTTCCAGCCGTTTTATGGTCACATTCAGCATTTCTTCTGTACTATCTCCCATCTGCTACCACCTCCGTTCTTTTTGGCTTGTAAGGACATTTTTTCTTTTTCTTCTGTCCTTGTAAAGCCATTATATGTTTTTATTTTGTCCTTGTCAATCCTTTTTAACAAATTATTTTGTCTTTTTGTCTTGACTAAACCATTTTATAGCTTTATACTGAAATCACAAAATCACAGAAAGGGGGTATTTACTCAATGGAAGTCTACGAACGCATTAGAATTTTAAGAAAAGAAGTTTTGAAAATGTCGCAAGAAGTATTTGCAGAACGTCTGGGCGTCAGTCGTTCCGTTATCAAGAATATTGAATTGAACGCACTTGCCAGACCGGACCAGAAATTGTCATTATATAAATTGATATGTAGTGAATTTAATATCAGTGAAGAATGGCTGCTGAATGGCGCTGGTGATATGTACGCCAGCAATGAAGCTGAATACAGCGCACTTATTGACCGGGTAATGACCGGGCAGAATGAATTTGCAAAGAACATTTTCAAGACGTTTGCGCTTTTTGATGAAGCAGACTGGGAAGCGCTGCGGCGTATGATTGATAAATACATAGACGTTGCAGACGCAGAGGACGTGCCGGAAGAAAAGCCGTTGTATGACGACGTACCGGACACACCGGAAGAGTTAGAAAAGCAATGCCCGCCAGTTGATAACGGCGGCAATAGTGACGTTGGGTAGTCCCCCTAAAGGGACGCCCAGCGGTCCCGCTTTACTTTTTAATGATTAGTTGTGTCGTTCCTGTGAAGTTAAGATTGATATACATTGTGTTGTTGCTGCTGTAATAAATAGCAAATATATTATGGTTGCTATGATATATGTATTTCTTTTTCATTATCTCCCACGACCTTTCTTTTATCGGAAAAGCTGGGCGCTTTTCAATTATAAAGGTCTGGCAGGTTCACAACTACTGTTAAAAATTGGCAATAAAAACACCCGCAGTGCTGGGAACACTCCGGGTGCGGTGCAAAGATATATCATACCAGATACAACATACCGTCTGCATTTATTATATTATCACGGCATGACGGGAAATAAAAGGAAATTGACAAGAATTGTGGTGATATTATGAGAAACAAGGAAATTGCCCCGGCACTTGTCCGGGTTGCTCTATATATAAGGGTTTCCGGTGAAGAACAAAAGATAAAAGGCTTGTCGCTGGAAGCCCAGCAAGAACGACTGGAAGCATACGCAAGGGAACGTGGCTGGGTCATTGTTGGAATTTATATTGACGCCGCAAAGACCGCCAGAAAGAACATTCACAAAAGAACTGAATTTCAACGCATGATGGAAGCCGTCAAGCGTGATGAAGTAGACATTTTGCTTTTTGCCCGCCTTGACCGCTGGTTTCGTTCCGTTGCTGATTATTACAAAGTTATGGAAGTATTGCAGGCGCACAACTGCGACTGGAAGACCACTGATGAAGAGTATGACACAACAACCGCAAACGGGCGTCTGTATATCAATGTGAAGCTGTCCATTGCGCAGAATGAAGCTGACATAGACGGCGAAAGAATAGACGTGGTGTTTGACAGCAAGATTGCACACGGCACCGTTGTTTCCGGTTCTGCTCCGTTCGGCTTCCGTGTGAATGAAGAAAAGCGGCTGGAAGTCGTACCGGAAGACGCAGCCATTGTGCAAGACGCTTTTAATTATTTTGAAAACACAGTTTCCCAGCGGGCTACTGTCCGTTATGTCCGGGAAACATACGGCGTGAACTGGTGTGACGCCACATTTCGGCGTATGCTGAAAGAAAAGCTGTACACTGGCGTGTATGACCGGGGCGGCAGATATAATGACCAATTCTGCCCGGCAATCATAAACAGACAGCAATTTGACCGTGTGCAAGCGCTTCTGACACGCAATGTGCGTTCCGCTCCATCTGGCAAGGTTTATATTTTCACTTCCATTCTGACTTGTGCTGAATGTGGGCACAAACTTGTTGGCTACAAATCCAGTGATTATTTTTATTACCGCTGCAACCAGCATTTCCAGCGTGGGCGCTGCTCTCATAATCATTCAGCCCGTGAAGACGT